AACAGACAGGTCTCCAAGCCGCACTGGCAAACCAAGCGGCTGGAGGTCGGGCGGCAGAGTTTGGCCAACAACTTGGCTTCCAAGGTCAGACCGCAAATCAGCAAGCAGCAATGCAAGCCGCATTGGCTAATCAGGCCGCCGCTGGGCGTGCCGCAGAGTTCGGCCAATCGACGGGCCTACAGGCTGCTCTGGCGAACCAGCAGGCCGGGCTTCAGGGCGCGAACCTGCGGCTCTCTGGCGCTGGCCAGCTTGGCGGCCTTGCCCAGCAAGGCTTCAACATGGGCCAGCAGATCGGCCAGCAGCAATTCCAGCAGGGTCAGGCACAGCAGCTTATCAATCAGGCGCTCATCGATGCGGCCAAGGGGCAGTACGGCGGCTTCACGGGTGCGCCTGCCGCCTCGCTGCAGTTGCCATTGGCGGCCCTCGGCGCGGGCAATATGGGGCAGAACACCACAACGCAGACGCAGAAGCGCGGCCTCTTTGACTATCTGACGGCTGGCCTGACCGGGCTGGGTGGATTGATGTAATGGTTATGACGCCCGAGCAACTGAAGCGCATGGTCTTCCCCGGCGAGAGCGGTGGGGATTACAACGCACTCTTTGGCTATGCCAACCGCCCCGGCGGGCAGTTCGAAGGCTTCAATCTGACCGACATGACGGTCGATCAGGCTTTGCAATTTGCGGCCCCGTCTGGCGCGTACGGGCAGAGCGTCAAGGGGCAGATCGGGCGCGTTGCCACACCGATGGGCGCGTTTCAGGTGGTCGGCACTACGCTGCGGGACGCCAAGCGGGGCCTCGGCTTGACGGGCAGTGAGCGCATGACGCCTGAGTTGCAAGACCAGATCGGCATGTGGATTTATCAAAACCAAGGCCCCGGCGCGTGGGAAGCTTGGGGCAGAAGCGGCGGCGGTAGCGGGTCGCGTAGCAGCGGGAGTGGCACGATGCCGATGGGATTGTTTGACATGCAGGAAGAGCCGCAGACCTTCGGCCAGCGTCTGCGTGAAGGTGTTCGAAGCGGCGGCTTGGTTGATGCCCTCGCGTTGGCTGCGAATAGCCTGCGGATGAACCCTGACCAGAATATTGCGGCGATGGTGCAGGCTCGTCAGGAGCGGCGCGGAGAAGAGAGAACGAACAACCGCACGGCCCAGTGGCTCGCATCACAAGGCCGTGATGATCTGGCGCAGGCTTTGATGACGGGCGCGTTGGACGCGAAGACGGCTGTGGCGACGGCTCTGACGCCTGCCGCCGACAACCGCACGGCCATGATCCAGAATTACGAATACTGGCTGACGCAGGGCAAGACCCCGGAGGAGGCTCAGGCTTTGGCCCGCGCTGGCGCTGGCGGTTCAGTGACCAACGTGAACATGGCCGACGAGAGCCAGACCAACCTCAACAAGGAACTGGCGAAGGCCGAAGGCGCGACCATTGCAACGTACCTCAAGCAGGGTCCGATTGCTGCTGGCTCAATGCAGGATCTCACCCTTCTTGACGAAGTTCTGCAATACGCCCCGCAAGATCCTATCGCGGGCCGCTTGGTGGAAATGTTCCCCGGCGTGTCGTCGGCTGGCGCGGCGGCACAGTCGATCATTAAGCGGGTCGCGCCGACACTGCGCGCGGAAGGCTCCGGTTCCACGTCTGATATCGAATACGCTGGCATGCTTAGCAGCCTGCCCGCGCTTCAGAACTACCCGGAAGCAAACAGTGCCATCGTGGCAATGATGAAGGCAAAGGCCGCCATCGACATTGAGCGCGCTCAGATTGTTAGGGATTACGCAAACTCAGCGCAGACCACCGAGGATGCGAGGGCAATGAGATCTCGACTGTCCGAGATCGAATCTCGCAGCATCATGACGCCAGAGATGCGCCGGGTCATTGATACTCTTTCTGGCGCGCCAGCGGCGGGCGGGCCTGTTACCATCGACGGGACCACGATTGAAAGGCTGGACTAATGGCTGAATTTGTACTGACCACGCCGGATGGGGTGCGCTACAAGGTAACCGCCGAGACAGAACAGCAAGCTTATTCTGCACTGCAGAAAATGCTTGGCGGCGCGATGCCTGCAGCGGAAGAAAAGCCCGGCATGCTGGAGCGCGCAGGCAACTGGCTGACGGGTGCCAATCGTGATGAGAACATCGGCGGCCCGCTTTCCCTTGAACTGCCCATGACGTCCGGCCAATCTGCTCAGATGACTGCGCTCTTGGCGACAACGATGTCGCCTGACCGTCTCAAGTCGGGCATTCTGAAAATCGAGCCTGACGCCCAGTTCCGCGAAGACAGCCTTGGCAACCTTGTCGCCCTTTGGCCGCGCAAAGACGAGCGCGGCAAGGTCACCGGATATCAGCAATTCTATCCGAACCCGGCTGGCCTCGACACATCCGACGTTATGCGGGTGTCTGGCGCGGTGGCTGCTGCCACGCCCGTCGGAAGGGCTGTGCGCGCTGTTGGCTTGCCGACGGCTGGTGCGCTTGGTGGTGCCACCGTTGGTGCGACAGAGGCAGCACTAATTGAAGGCGCTAGTTCGCAGCTTTCTGGCGCGCCATACCAATACTCTGACATCCCCTACGGCGCTCTCGGTGGCGCGGCTGGTGATGTTCTGGCCCGTACGGTGCAAGGCTTGGTCGCGGCTGCTCGCAGCGTCGGCCCGCAGTCCGTGATCGACTCGTCCGGCAATCTCCTGCCCCAATATGCGCGCCTTGTTCGCAGGGCGGGTCTTGACCCGAACCAAGTTTCTGCCGCCGTCGCTGCTGACATCATGAACCTATCCAGAGCCGGAGCGGAGCCATCACAGGCAGCGATTTCAGCAATGTCCCGTGGCCTGCCAACGCCAGTGCCAATGACACAGGGTCAGCTTACTGGCAGCGGTCGTCAGCAACTTCTTGAGGACACGTTGTCCAAGGGGGGATTTGGAGAACTTGCGGCGGCTCCAATTGTTGCACAGCGTAGCCGTCAGCAGGCTGCACTGACGCAGAATTTAGACCAGATCCTTGAGAGCCTGCGTCCGGGTGTGGCCCCGATTTCGCGGGGCGAGGGTGGCGCACGGGCTCAAGAAGTCTTGGCCGCATCGCGTGCGGCGGAAGGGACGAGGGCCGACGAACTCTACGCGCAGGCCCGCAAGGCATCCGCATCCGTCGAACAGGATAGCGCCCTTTCAATCGCAGACAGCATGCGCGGCGCATATTCTACAGGGTACAGCCCATCCACTGCGCCAACTATGTTCAAACTCCTTGACGAGTTCGACACCATTGCGCTGGGCGGCAAAACTCCATCTGGCACTGTAGCCCCCGGCGACATCAGGACCATGATGGAATGGCGGCAAAAGGTTTCCAATCTGCGGAAAGGTGCGCCGACCGTGGACGCATCTGCGGCTGACGAAGTTTTGAAGCAGTTCGACGCGAAGATTAAAGAAGCCATCGACACCGCGATGCTTTCTGGAGATCCGGGCGCTGTCGCAAAGTGGAGCGAGGCGATCACCAATTACGCCGATTTCGCATCCAAGTGGAAGAGCCAAGGCGGCATCTTAAACATCCTGACCCAAAGGGCTGGGCGTGACGGCCAATTGGATTTCAAGGTTGCACCAACTCAAGCGGCGGACGTCATATTTTCTGCCACCGCTAGCGGACTTGCGGCGAAGACTGGTTTGCCGCGTGACCTGATTACACTGCAGCGAAACCTCCCCAAGGAGCAGTGGGACGCCATGCGTCAGGAGGCGTTTATCCGTCTCATGGACACCTCTCGCGGGGCCATGCGAGGCGGCGAGACGCAGGTCTCCGGCGTCAACTTCAAAAAACAGTGGGAAAATCTGCGCGACAAGAACCCCGGCGTGGTCAACGGCCTGTTCACCAAGGACGAGCAAAACCTGATCCAGCAATTTGCGGACGTCTCGGCGCGGGCCACAAACACGCTGGCCAATACGTCAAACACGGCTGCGGCGGCGTCTGGCTTGATCCAGACAATCGCGGCCAGCCTAGGCGGCAAAGGCCCCATTCAGTTTGCAATGCGTGTCCCTGTGGCTAGCGCCTTGAGGAATGCCTACGGCGGCACCCTCGCCGCTATGGCGGCCAGCGGCAGGGTTCCTCCCGGAGCAAATCCGCTGACGACTGGCGCGGCTGGTGCTGGCGCGGCGGCGGCTAACACTGAAGAAGGGCGCGGGCAGATTAATGCAATTCCGTCTGCCGTCGGTGGCATGTACAATAGACTGATGGGCCTCCTCGGCGAGTAAGGGACACGAACATGGCAAAGCGCGAAAAATACGGCCCCGACGTCGAACTGGCGACCGATGACGAGATGGAAATGATCCTCGAAGGCTTCGAGGCTGAAGACGAGCCTGAAGATGACGACGGCACATTCAAGCCTCTGGACGAAGACCAGATCGAAAGCATCGTCGGCACGGCCATCGACGAGGCCGTAATGTTCATCGCCGACGAGATCGCCGACCGCCGCATCAAGTCGCAGCGGTACTTCAACGGAGAGGTCGATATCGGCGAGGAGGAGGGCCGCAGCACCATCGTCTCGACCAAGTGCCGCGACACGGTGCGTGCCGTGAAGCCGTCGATCCAGCGCGTGTTTATGACGTCGGAGCGCCCGGTGGAGTTCATCCCCAGCGGCCCGGAGGACGTGGCCAGCATGGAGCAGGCGAGCATCTACGCCGCCGCCAAGTTCCGCCAGAACAACGGCTACCAGATCCTGCGCGACGTCACCCACGACGCGCTGGTGAGCATCACTGGCTTCACCAAGGCCTACTGGGCCGAGTACGACAACCCGAAGGTCTACGACTTCACCGATCTGGACGAGGCGCAGTATCAGGCCATCGAAGCCTCGCCGGGTGCCCAGATCGTGAGCGTCGAGCAGCGGCCAGACGAAGAGACGATCCGCATGATGCAGGAGCAGGTTGACGCGGCTCAGGCGATGGCACAGCAGGCCGCCGCTATGGGCCAGCAGATCGATCCGTCGCAGCTTCCGCAGATGCCAGCCGAACTTCCCCAGCTTTACGACGTGCGCGTCATCCGCCGCAACCCGGCGGGCAAGCTGTGCATTGACACGATCCCGCCGGAAGACTTCTTCGTTGACCGCAACGCTCGCGGCGATGACGACTTCTACGTCATCGGCCACCGCACAGAGATGCGCGCCGCCGACGTCATCGCGATGGGCATCGACGAAGACAAGGTCATGGAACTGGACAACGGCTCGACCGTTGACCTGCGCGATCAGGAAGAGGAAGAGCGCCGCCGTTACCCCATCCAGCGCGATGAGGACGAGAACGCCGAAGACCCGTCCATGAAGAAGGTCATGGTCTCGGAGGCCTACATGCGCGTGGACGTGGACGGCACGGGCATGCCTGTGCTGCACAAGTTCCTCATGGGCGGCACCGCGAACCGCCTCTTGTCCTACGAGCCTGTGGACGATCACCCCTTCGCTGGCTGGCACGTTGACCCCGAGCCGCACACCTACTTTGGTCGTAGCCTCGTCGAGATCATCGAGCAGGACCAAGACGCCGCGACGGCTGTGACGCGTGGCATCCTCGACAACGTGATGATGACCAACAACCCGCGCGTCGAGGCCGTCAAGGGCCAAGTAGAGATGGACGACCTCCTGAACAACGAGATCGGTGCCGTCGTACGCGTCAACCAGCCGGGCATGCTGCGCGATCTGGCTGTCCCCTTCGTCGCTGGCCAGACCCTGCCCGCGCTGCAGTACATCGACCAGATGGTCGAGATGAAGACGGGCGTCACCCGCGCTAGCATGGGCCTCGACCCCGACGCCCTGCAATCGACCACCAGAGCCGCCGTGACGGCCACGGTGAGCGCCGCTGCGGGCCAAGTCGAGGTGATGGTGTCCAACCTCGCATACACGGGCATGCGCCGCCTCTTCCAGCAGATCCTGAAGCTGATGGCCAAGCACAGCACCAAGGCCGAGATGCTGCGGATCAACGGCACCTACGTCCCGATGGACCCGCGCGTGTGGGACACCGAGTTGGACGCGACCGTCAACGTCGGCCTCGGCACGGGCAAGGAGGAGCAGAAGACGGCCATGCTGGGTCAGGTCATGCAGATCCAATTGCAGGCCATCGGCACCTACGGCCCGGCCAACCCGCTGGCTGGCATCGCGCAGTTCCGCAACACGCTGGCCGACATGCTGACCACCAACGGCATCAACAACGTGGACCGCTACTTCCTGCCCATCCAGCCAGCGCAGCCGCAGCAAGGCATGCCCGGCGAGCAGCAACAGCAGCCGCAGGGTGACCCGGCGCAGGCTATGGTGGCCGCCGAGCAGATCAAGGCTCAGGCCAAGCTGCAGTCCGACGCGCAACGCATGCAGCTTGAGTTTATGAAGGCTCAGATGCAGGACGACCGCGAGCGTGACCGCATGCTGCAGGATCTGGAGATCGCAATGGCCCAGATCTCGGCTAAGTACGGCATGGCCATCGACACGGCCGCCATCAAGGCACAGCAGGCGACCACGCAGGCCATGATGCAGCCGCAGCAACCAGCAATGCAGCCGCAGCAAGGCATGCCTAGCGGAGGCCAGATCTAATGGACACCGTGCAGCGCGCCGCCAGAGCAAAGGCCCTTTTGGAAGACCCTCTTCTCAAAGAGGCCTTTGATGTGTTAGAAAATGCACAGATCGGCTTGTTCACCACTCAGGTGTGCGATGCCGAACAACTCATGGAGGCGCACCGAATGGTTCGGTCGCTGCGGATGCTCAAGGACCAACTGACCTCGTTCATCATTGACGGGAAGTTGCTTGAGCGGCGCGAAGAGAAGAGGAAGCAGCACCGTGGATGACACGACTGCACTTGAGAGCGGAAGCATCGATGCCGTGGCGGCCAGCCTGATTGACGGGCCGACGCAAGAAGATGAGCAGCCAGAGGATCTGGAGCAGTCCGAACAGGACGACGCGCAAGACCAGACCGACGGCGACGAGGCGGAGGCTGATGAGGCCTACGCAGAAGACGAGGACGAAGGCGCAGACGAAAGCGACACGGACGTCGAAGAGAGTGAACAAGCCGAGCAGCTATACACCGTGAAGGTGGATGGCCGCGACCAGCAGGTTCCCCTTACCGAACTACTCCGGGGCTATGCGGGACAAGCCTACATCCAGAAGGGCATGAAAGAAGTCGCAACGATCCGGCAACAGTTCGCGGCGGCTCAAGAGGCCCTGATAAATGAGCGACAGCAGATCGCACAATTCGCGCAGGCGGTGCAGACGGGTCAAGTGCCCATGCGACCGCCAGAACCTCCGAGCGAGGAACTGCTATCCAGAGACCCCATTGGCTACCTTGAAGCACGCGTGAAGTACGACAAGGAAGCCGCCGCATACCAGCAGGGCCAATACGCCATGCAGGAGATGTCGGCCCGCCAAGCTAAGGCGCAGGAGCAGGCACACTTAGCCTCCCTTGCGGAAGAGCATCAGCGGCTGGCTCAGGCGATCCCGGCCTTCGCAAAGCCCGAAACGGCGGCGAGGGTGAAGCAGGATCTTCTGAAGGCAGGCCAAGAGGTCTACGGCTTTGAACTCGACGAACTGCGCTCGGTCGCTGACCACCGCATGCTTCGCGTCCTGCACGATGCCGCCCAGTACAAGCGGCTCATGGCAGGCAAGGCCACTGAACGGCAGCCCTCGCAGGCACCCAAGACGCCAGTCATCAAGCCGGGCGTCAAGGCTGCACCGCAGGCGAGCAAGCGGGTTAAGAGCGAGCAGGCTAAGGCTCAGATGAAGCGCAGCGGAAGCGTCGACGATGTCGCGCGTTTCCTCCTGATGTAACCCCAAATAAAGGATCACAGCCATGGGCGTGAACGCAAACACCGAAAAAACGTACGACGTAAGCACCATCCGTGAGGACCTCCAAGAGGCTTTCGTGAGCATCAGCCCCATGGAGGTCCCGTTCCAAAGTGCAATTGGCCGCAAGACCGCCTCGAACACCTATTTCGAGTGGACCGAAGTCGATCTGGCCTCCCCGGCTGCAAACCGTGTGAAGGAAGGCGAAGCTGCCCCCGGCAACGACGCACCGACCAACGGCAAGCGTCTGGGCAACTACACCCAGATCTCGGACAAAGTCGTGGAAGTTTCGACCACTGCCAACGCAGTGAACGGCGCTGGCGACATCCAGACCATCGCGAAGCAGATCGCCTTCAAGCTGAAGGAACTGAAGCGCGACATGGAAGTCATGCTGCTCTCGAACATCGCTGCCGACGCTGGCGGCGCTGACGAGGCCCGCATCACCGCTGGCCTTCCCGCGTTCCTCCGCACCAACGTGGACCGCTCGACGGGCACTGTTGACGGCGCGAACCCGACCCTGTCCGGCACCACCGCTGGCTACCCGAACGCAGCAGCCACCGACGGTTCGGTGCGTGCGCTGACCGAGGACATGCTAAAGTCGGTCATCGCCAAGTGCTGGAACTCGGGCGCAGAGCCGTCCATCGTCCTGTGCGGCTCGGCTGTGAAGCAGAAGATCTCTTCGACCTTCACTGGCTCGGCCACCAAGTACCAAGACATGACCAACAAGAAGTCGCTGGTCGCTGCCATCGACATCTATGTCTCGGACTTCGGCACCCTGCAGATCGTCCCGTCGCGTTTCCTTGAGACCCGCACGGCGAACACTGAAACCGTCGCTGGCCGTGACGTTTTCGTTCTGGACCCGAACTACGCTCGCGTGGCTTTCCTGAACAACGTCTCGCAGACCCCGCTGGCCAAAACTGGCCACTCGGATCGCCGCCTGATCGCCGTGGAATACGGCCTGCAGGTGGACAGCGAGAAGGCACACGGCATCATCGCCGACATCAACGGCGCTCTCTAAGCGTCGCTGTAATATCCGGGCATCCCTTCGGGGGTGCCCACCACACCGAGGGGACAGCATGAAAATTCGCATCACCACAGACCGCCTACCGCAGCCGGAGCGCCACAAGGGTGCCGAGATCGACGTCTCGGACGAGAAGGCCGCCGCCATGATCGCGCAGGGCTTTGCGGAGGCCGTCGAGGCTGCACCCGCGCCCACCCGCCGCCGCCGTGGGGAGACCGCGCTGTGAACCTGTACGACGTCAAAGAGCAGATGATCGAAGAGGACGGCAAACTCATCATCCGGCGGCACCAGAACGTGCAGGCCCTGCTGGACGACAACCATGAAATTGCATCGTACGCTCCAAGCGCGCACGGTGACGCTAAATTCCGGCTGGCGGGTCGCATCCCGCTGGTCATCGCGGAGCAGTGGGCGATGGAGTGCGGCGAGGCCGTCGGCACGCAGGGTTTCGCTCAATACGTCCGCAAGAAGCTGGCCGACGGCGACTTCGCCAAATTCCGCGTGAAAGGGTTCTGACATGGCAGACGAGGCAAACGTCCCGACGCACCGCTACTACAAGCCGGAGAACAACATCCTCCTGCAGCCGAACGAGATCACCAAGACGATCATCAAGGCGTCGGCCATCACAAAGATCGACGCGCACATTGCGGCCCTCGCAGCCTCACGCGGCGAATAGCCCGGCCTCTTGGAAGGTCACACGCGACGGCCTGATTGTATCATGTGGTGATACGCAGGCCGTCGTGCCTTTTAGCCAATTCGGCGGCCTTGTGCTGGCGCTGGCTGAGAGGATGAAGGATCGCGAGGGGCGCAGTGGTGATGATAAGCCGTAGCGCAGTCTGATCTTCGACCGATACAAAGCCAATGGCCTCGCAGCGCCCCTCACCTTCATTAACTATCTGATTGCCACCGTGGCTGGCAAGCCTCTGCCTCGTTTTTAATGCGGTTGATTTCTGGTAGGTTTTTTGCGGCCATGTATTTCAATAGCTCAAACTGCTCCTCAGTCACCCACCACGCAGGCAGCTTGACGTAGCCCGCCCGCCTCAACGCTCTCGCGCCGGGGCTGTTGGATGGGTCACGGGGCATTGGCTACACTTCCCAAAGATGCGGTCTACCGGGCGCTTCCACAGTGAAAAAACCAAATGCGTTGTGGAAGTCATGCAGGGCGTTGATGTAATCTCGAAGCCTCGCGTTCTCGACATTGGCCTCAGCCATACGCTCCATCATATCAATGATGCGTTTGGCCTCCTCTGCCCGCTCGTGCAACATGACCTTGAGATCATGCTTTGCAAGCCGCTTAGA